AACAACACCTGAGAAGAATAATTCATCATTGTACAAACCATAATAGTTATTGATGTTGGACTCAATCTTGAAGCGATTGTTTGATTGGTCAGAAGCATAGATAAGTATCTCTGACATTTTAAATTTACCTAACGATGATGTACTTGAGTGACCACCTATACCACCACTTGTGGTTATATTATTATTGCCTGACGCATTTGTAGGTGTGCTTATAGTAGAGACTGTTGCTCCGTTTACATACGACCCTGTTGTGCTTGCTCCACCAATTATAGATACTAAAGCTCCGTTGGCTAGGCTACCACCGAAACCATCAGTAAGTAGTGTATCTGTAGAAGCTGTGAGATGAGTTACATTACCACCATCTGACCATCCTAAACCAAATCCTTCATTTAGACTTCCACCTTCCCCTGAATATCCCTCAGTATAAAAATAGTCTGTACCTGTAGCATCAGCAGTAAGGGCAGTAACTTTTGTAAATATACTCGCACTTGCGTTAGAGGTTAAGACTCCACTTGTACTAAGGAAATCATCCGTTCCATCAAAAGATATTCCATCAGCAAGTAACGCTCCATTCTCTGCAATCTTTGGTTGCTTAGTGGCTACTTGTTGAACTGCATCCTCGTTGTATGTTGCTTGGTTATACCAAGTGTTGACGAAAGCATCTGTTCCACTAATAAAGTCTCCAAGAGTCCTAGCGGTTGTACCTCCTTGGTCTGTGTCTGTAGTAGTGGGGTGATGGTCTTCAGTAACATTTACTACTTCTGAATCAAGACTTACTTTATCATTACCATCAAACTTAACATCAGCTTCTATGTTATCTGAGCGTCTTACACGAACTGCATAATTAGGGTTCTCTATAATCTTAAGGTCTTTAAATTCTACTGCGACTGTACCCTCAAGTGTTCCATCGTTAGCACCATCACCATAGAGTTGTAAATCAAAGAAGTTAAAAACTGTAGAAGAATCCTCTCGCTCTTGATTCCAACTTTGGGTCATACTAAAAGGCTCAAACTCTGTGTTTTCAAATTTAATTATTTGTTGTTGTCCATCATTAAAATCTATACGAGCAGGGGCATTACCTACAGGACTTGTACCTGTAAAATTATTTACTGCAACTCTAACTTGTCCTGTAAGGGTAAACCTTTTGTTTGCAGGTAAGTTTGTAATTCTTAGTGCATTATTAAAATCATTTCGTGCAGCAGTAGTAGTAGATTCCAATCTTAGAATACCATTACTATAAGAGATAGAGTTATTAAGGTTAGCTGTAGAAGCCATCCGTCTGTAGTTTAATCCACTAGAACCAAAGGATATACCATTAGAACCACTGCTATTATCCAAATAGATTGGACTATTAGCATCATCCCAAGGTAACTCATCAAGACCTGTGAACAATACCTTTTCTTCTCCATGACTTGAGTTTACCTTACGAAGACTATAAGCCGCTGCGGCTGTTGCTACATCTGCTGGTAGTGTGCTTTCTAGTTTACCATTAGTCCAATCAGCTATCTTTGAAACATCTTTAGCAACAAAATCTCTTTCCTCATCATCACTAGCTCTTCTAACTCTAACAACTTTAGTGTCACCTTGTTTAGTATTTAGGTCACGCAATGAGTAAGCTACTGCAGCATCACCTACAAGTTTACCCAGGAGTGGTCTTGAGTTACCCACTGGGTCAGAGTCAATAACAGGGGCAGTGCGGTCAACTGTGAAAGCTGAACCATTAACAGATAACTGTGTTACATCCGCCTTCTTATCACGATTGATAATGAAGTCCTGTCCGTTTACTTGTAGTGTTCTATTAGCCATTAGTAAGTTACATTAGCACCTGTACCTGAAGACGCTACATTAACTGAAGGTCTTCTAATTGTAAGGGATGACATTCCTCTTTTCGATTTGCTTTTTCTAGTCTGTGCTGGTTTGTTACGCACAGTCTTAGCCATAGCGGTAGGAGGAGGGGGTGCTGCTGGTGGTGGAACTGGGTCAGGTATTTTAGGGGATGACATGCACATAGCTATTCTTTCGTTAGGATGTTTTCGTTTTGAATATTAAATTGATGAGTTAGGAACTTAACAACAGAGCGTTGACCATTATGAAAATCCATATCTCTTAATGATGTACTCGTATCAAAGTCCTTAGAGGGGAATGTTTCCGACAAATCTTTAAGTAGTTGAGTAGGAATTGTTGTGAATGGTTTTTCCATAATTAACTCTTAATTTGTTTCGATACTTCACATTCCCTCTTCCTTATGTCATCCAACGACTTAGGTAACTTACCTTCTTGTATCCATTGCTCAGTCTGTATTAGACACATAGCGTTCCAAATAATAGCACCCCCATGGTCTTCGCTTTCATCACCTTCTATGAATTGCCATAGGTGACGATAGAGACTATCTATATATCTACTAAGTGGTATTCCTTTCTGCCAATTATCACGACCATACTTTGTAGCACCATCTTCAAATCGTTTTGATGCAGCACGAAGGGCAGCTATAGGTAACAATGAGGGCATACCTTTACCCTCCATTGCATCTCTAACTGCACCTGTAGTAAACTCTGAGCGTTGACCGCTATCAGGTAATGTTGATTTTACGGAGTCCATAATTTTATCTCTTGTGTTTCTAGGTTAAAGTCTTTGCTTTGTAGGATGTAAGCTAGTCGTGCAGTTAGTAGGGCATCTTCCTCGGTGAGGTCGTGCTTCTTATATTCATCTACAACTGTCTTCCAAGTAGCACCATTCTTATCTAGTATCTTCTCGGCAGTCTTAACACCTACTCCTTTGAGACCTGTGTAGCCATCAATAGCGTCACCTGTAAGTGTTTGAATTAGGTGAAAGCGTTTAGCTTTACGAACACCAGTAGTAGTTAGCTCATCCTTAAGATGGTTGTACCAGGTGATGGGGAGTGTACCGAAGTCTTTGTCACCACTAACTGCTATTGTTTCCTTGGGATGCCTTGTACAAAAGATACCAATAGCATCGTCAGCTTCTATGTTATCTATAATCATACCATTGTGGTAGTCATACATATAATCACTTAAGTCACTAATACCCAATGGCTTACGCTTACTTGAACGATTAGCTTTGTAGCCCTCGAACAAATCTTTACGAAAGTTTTTCTTACCACTGATACAAGTGATGTACTCTTTAGCTTTTAATTTATCTAATATCTCACTGACAAGTAAATCTATCTTAGCTCTAGCTTCTGCTTCCGATGAATGGAGTGTCCATATATTGTCATCCCATTTAGTTTCCACCTCTGATGAAAACGCTGCACGATATATAATCATATCGCCATCTATAATAATTGTTTTGTTACTCATATGTCTTTCTTAAATGTTTCTAGCTTGTGTATTAGTTTTAGTAATTGAACACGCTCTAGGTCTAAGCGACTGAGAGTTTGTTTGAACTCATCAATCTTAACTTCTAAACCTAGTACGATAGCTTCTTTAACTAAGTGTTCCTTTGCCATTAGTGTGTCTCCTTCCAGTTGTTTCCAACTTTGTATTCACCATCAAGAGGACACTTGAAGTTCAAGTCATCTCCTGCTTGTCTGATTGCTTTAACGAATAACTCACCAAGCAACTCAGAGTCTTCTAAGTCACAACTGAACTGAACCTCATCATGCACATTAGCGTGGAGGGTATAGTTCTTAGTGGCACTGAATACAAAATTAACAAGAGCTTGTTTCATTATGACTGCTCCTGCTGATTGTAATAATAAGTTAAGTGCTGAGTGAGCAGAACGACAAGGCAACATTCTACCATCGAGTCCTCGTAGTGAACCTGATGATGTAACCTTTGCTTCTACTGCACTGACTAACTTACTATATGCTGGTAGGTTCTTCTTGAAGTTAGCCTTTAGACGCTTACCATCTTGGGCTTTACCGCCAACGATAGAACCAATCTTTGCATCACCAGCACCATAGAGTGTGGCATAGATAAAGGTCTTAGCTTGGTCTCTTGTTTCTAATCCTGCTGCTTTTTGATTGGCAGTATGGATGTCACCCTCAAGTATAGTAGTTGCGTAACTACCTGAGTCCCAAGGATATAGGTAATGTGCAAGACATCTTAGTTCTAATCCACTAGCATCACATCCTACTAATACTTTACCCTTTGGTGCAGTAAAGAGTTCTCTACACTCACCACCATAGGGACTACGAACAGAAGGAACTTGTGCAACATTAGGTGATTGATGAGTACACCTACCACTGATAGCACCATTAGTATTGATACCTCCATGTATCTTGTCCTCCGTCACTAACTTAATCCAAGCTTGGTTACCTTCTAGTAATTGTCCAAGTCTCTTAGAGATAGTTAAGAATTGTAAGAGCTTTAGAGATTCCTCTGTATTAATTTCTTTTAGGACACCCTCATTGATTGCAGGTCGCTTACCATCGTAAGACCCAGGCTTCCATCCCTTCTCCATAAGTCTTGCACTAATTTGGTCACGACTATTAGGGTTGAATGGAATAGATTTAGTTTTGCGGTCTCCTCTGAAACACTCGTTTGGTTTGTACCCTACCTCTATCATAGCTTTCTTTGTAGGGAAGGGGTCACCATTTCTATTTTCCCATTGAAAGCTTTTAGTTTCTTCAACGATAGGAGGGAATACTTTTTGTAACTCTGTTTCTATATCACAACGCTCAAGCATTAAGTTCTCCATGAGGTGCGTAGCTTTCTTAGTATCAAACGGAAACCCATTGTATTCTTGCTTACGCATTTGGATAGCGAACTGATGTTCAAGTGCTACCATTTGTTCGCTTGGCTGCTTACTCATCAACCAGTTATATAACGCATTGGTTACACGAACATCTTGTTCACAGTAGTCTTGCATCTCTTGTGACCATTGCGACCAATCTGTTGATTCACCATAGTCACCTTTAAGTACATTGATACGAGTACCCCAAGCTTTC